CCGTGGGCCGAAATCCTCTACGGATGCGACGCGCAGTGGTGGGACCACTACAAGGGCTGCCCTGGCTTTACCGGCGAGAAGTGGTCGACGCACGAGGCGGGCCCCAACGAGAAGCGAGCGACGGCCGACAAGTACGGCCTGCAGCTCGTGCGCGGCGCGGCGACCGACGGCTTCTCGACCGACCCCTCGGTGGTCCACTACGGCGGCGGCAACTCAGGGTTCCAGGCCGTCAATCTGGAGCTCCTGCTCGGCGCCGCCACGATCGTGCTCGTCGGCTTCGACATGCAGGGCTCGCACTTCTTCGGCGAGCACCCGCCGCCGCTTCGCAACGGCGACCCGCGCCGGTTCGTCCGGTACTTCGACAGCGCCGCGTGCAGCCTGCCGGCCGGCGTGCGAATCCTCAACGCGACGCCAGGCTCGGCGCTCAAATGCTTCCCCATGGTGGCGTTGGAGGATGCTCTTGGATGAACCCCATCCGGCTGGACGTAGACCCGCTCGCCGCCTCGCCGCTGCCTCTTGAGCTGGCGACGGTCAAGCAGCACCTGCGCGTCGACTTCCCCGACGACGATGCCCTTATCGGCACCTATCTGCTCGCGGCCATCTCGTGGGCCGAGGGCGCCATGCACCGCACGATCTTCTCGCGCGCCCATCGTTGGGTGCTCGGCGACTTCCCGCAGGACATCTACCAGCGCATCCGCCTGCCGCGCGGCAGGACGGTCTCGGTCGACAAGATCGAGGTCGACCGCCGCGCCGGGCTGCTGACGCTGCGCGGGCCCTCGTCGGGCAGCCCGGCCGGCACCGACTACATGGAGGACCTGCGCGGCGACGACGGCGGCCTGGTGATGCCGCCGGCGGGCGCCTCGTGGCCCAGCGCCGAGCTCGACCGTCCCGCGCCGGTGACCGTGCACTTCACGGCGGGCTGGGCGCAGGCCGACGTGCCGGCGGACATCCTGCACGCGATCCTGTTCGCGGTGTCGGACGCCTTCGAGCTGCGCGGCACGTCAGATCTGACGGGGGCCGGTCGCAACTTCGAGACGCGCGAGACGCTGATCTCAGGGTGGGGACTGAGCCGATGGTACTAGGTCGTTTACTCAACAGTGCGGGTTCAACGGTGCACGCTAACGCGGGTGCAGTGGGCGGTATGCTTGGGGTTGCGACTAGGCCGTGCACTCATAATTCGCGCTTGTTGAAGAACGCGTCCCAATGGCGACGCATGGGCACCAGCAGAACTATACCAGCCAGCACCATGATCCCACCCACTATTGCATAGCCTAACATGTCGAAGGAAAAGCCGATGACACCGGCCACAACGCCAAAAAAGATGAGACAGAGCGCCCAAGCAATCCAGAGCATCGGTCACCGCCCATCCATATAGCTATTCCCAACGCGCCCTTCTTCCTCAGTCCGTCGAGTGACATCAACGGCTGCTGCCTCCGCCAAAACTATGCGGTTGTTAGGTAGCGGGGCATCAGCAGAAACCCGCAAGCGACGGCGCATGAGTCAGGAACTGGCACTTCCTAGCGGTTCCGACACTGTGCGCGTCACGTCAGGGAACAGGGTCACTTCGACCCTTGCCAAGTCCGTCCACACCAGGAGTTAGGCCACAGCTTGGAAACCAATCGGGTAGTCGGCCTAGATCGGGCGCGCCAGGCCGAGCACGCCAAGTACATCCGCAGCTACCAGATGCAGAGCTACCGCATGGGCGGGCGGCGCATGACCGACGCGGTCAGGCATCTGACCCGCATCCCGGGCCGCGGCTCCTATCTCGACGTTGGGTGCGGCCGCGGGGAGATGCTCGAGCACGCAGCCGCGCTGGGTTTCGCCCCGGTGACGGGCACAGAGATCGTGCCGGCGCTGCTCGACGGCGAGCGCATCATGCGCGCCGAGGTGCACGCGCTGCCGTTCCCCGACAACGCCTTCGACGTGGTCAGCATGCTCGACGTGATCGAGCACCTGATCCCCGGCGACGACGAGCTCGCCTGCCGCGAGCTCGGGCGGGTCGCGCGCTCGCGCGTTCTGGTCACGGCAAACAACTGGCCGTCCGTCAACAGTGCCGGCGATCAGCTGCACATCAACCGCCGCCCATACGAGGAGTGGCACCGCCTGTTCGTCGGATGGTTCGCGCCGGCGCGCGTGACCTGGCTGGCCGGCGACCCCGACACGAGCCAGGCGTGGCTGGTAGACCCGTGGCCCTGAAGATCGGCGCCCTCGACCGGCGCATCGTCCTGCAGCGCCGCGCCGGCGCGCTGACCGTGTCGGGACAGCCGTTCGACGTGTGGAACGACATCGCGACACGCTGGGCATCCGTGGCGCCGCTCTCGGGCAATGAGCGCTTCTCGACGCCGCAGCTCGTGGCGAAAGAGGTTGTCGAGATCCTGATCCGGTTTTCGTCTGCCACGGCCGGCATCCACCCCGGCGACCGCGTCGTGTTTCCGTCCAGCGCCGACCCGGAGGCAACACCGACGGCCGTCTATAACATCCTGGCGGTGCACGAGGTGGGCCGGCGCGAGGGGCAGAAGCTCCTGGCGGAGCGCCTGCCGGTGCCCGACAGCGGCATCCCCGACCCGTTCGATCCGGTGTTGCTGGGGGTGCGCATCTGGCTAGACCCATCCGACCTTTCAACATCGTTCGTTGACGTAGCGCACACCACGCTGGCAACCCCTGGGGATGCCGTGGCTGCATTAAAGAACAGAGGAATCCTGGGAGGCTTCGCTACTCAATCGACTCCATCGTTGCGGCCGATCCTGCGGGCGTCAGAAGGGTCAAGGTGGCTTGAGTATGCTACGGGGCAATTTCTAGAGCTGTCCCATTCCTCGATTGCCGCGCCGTTTGATGCTCTGTTGTCGTGGCGCATTACAAGCGGCGCATTCCCCCCAACGTTGATGTTCAACGACGTGACCGACCGCATAACCGCACCTTCGGTAGAGCGCTTGGCGTTCGGTGCCATGGCTACCGCAGTCGGCACATTGACCCCGGATGCGGATTTTGTCGGCACACTGTTCATAGCCGGCAACGGCGGGACATCACGTCTAGCGGTGGATACTGGTGCCTATGTCACTGCAACGCAGGTAGGCGCTTTCAGCGCTGGCAGTAGCACGAATATCGGTCCGCGCTTCGATGGCGGTCCTTCCCGTATGTATGGCGTGACGATGGGGTTTGCCAGCCCGCTATCGGAGTCCAACATTGCCAAGGCGCGCGGCTATCACGCCGGTAAGCAAGGGCGGGTGTTCACGTAATGGTCGCCGATCTTCGCCCCGAGTTGCGCACCTTCCTGCTCGATGATGACGCGATCTTCTCAGCCGTCGGCGGCGCCCGCATCTTCCCCGTCGTCCTGGCCGAGGGCGAGAAGCGGCCCAGCCTGGTCTACAACCTCGTGTCCGACATCACCGACCACCACATGCAAGGGCCGTCGGGCCTGATCATGGCCCGCCTGCAGCTCGACTGCTGGGCCAGCCTGCAGGACGCCGCCGCCGCGCTGGACAGGCTCGTGAAGGACCGTCTCGACGGCTACCGCGGCCCGATGGGCATCATCGAGGTCTTCGGCGCCTTCAGCGAGACGGCGTGGACCGGCTACGAGGACGCGCCGAAGCTCCATCGCTCCGCGCGCGACTACCTGATCCACTACGGCGAGCGGTGAGCCGTGCACATCCGGTTGCGCGTCAGCGGCCTGCGGGAACTCGACGAGCGGCTCAAGGTGCTGCCCCAGGTCGTGGGCAAGCAGGTGCTGAAGCAGGCGCTGGAGCGCGCATCGCACCCCCTGTTGCACGACATACGGACGCACGCGCCGGTGCTGACGGGCGAGCTGCGGGACAGCATCGCCATCACCACGCACCCCGAGGAGGGGCAGAACGAGGTGAAGCTGCAGCTCGGCGTGACGGGCCTCTACTACGGGCACTTCCAGGAGTTCGGGACCTCGAGGATGCGCGCGCGGCCGTTCGTGCGCCCGGCCTGGGACCGGCATGCGAAGCCGCTGATCGCGACGTTCCGCGAGCTGCTCAGGCGCGCCATCGACGACTACGTGCGCGGCAACCTCAAGGCCCTGATCGGCCCGCGGCGGTTCGCGCGCGCGCAGGATCGCGGCATCAGGATCCGAGGCCGGTGAGGCCGAGGCTTTCAGGGAGAAGGCGACATGACCACCAACGCCCGCATCGGTTTCGGAACGCTGTTCCAGATCAACGACCCGTCCGGCAGCCCGCCCGCCGGCTGGACGACCGTCGCCGAGGTGAAAGGCGTCACCCCGCCGCAGATCTCCCGAGACGCCCAGGACGCCACCCACACCGAGAGCCCGCAGGGG